TGGAAAAACTAACCACAGAGGGTGATAGGTGTGATTTGATATCACAAGAGTATTATGGCACACCCGACCTTTGGTGGTATATTGCTTCTGTAAATAATTTAAAATCCAATAACATTGAGGCTGGAACTCAATTGAGGGTGCCGGTTTCAATAGAAAATGCAATTCTAAAATAAAATGGATTTATCAAAAAAAATTTTTGGTACGAATGTTGATAAAGAAATTCGTGATTACTTTAAATACTTACAAGAAGGTACTTTTGACGCAGAACCAGGACAACCGATTGGTTTTAGTTTCAAACGAGCAGGTCCTCTAGGTGCAGCAACTGTTGGACAAAGTTATCTTGGGGATAGAACACCTTATGCTAGAATGTGGGTTGCTGTTAATGCTTATGAGGCTAAATACGACTCTGAAGATAAAAAGTATAAGAGGATAGGAGCGGGTAAAGTTAACATATACACAATAAACGAAAACTTAAATGACTCATATAGTGAATTAGATTCAGTATCAAATCAAAAATATCAACCAGAACTTCAAGATAATCCTTATTTTAAACCAACAGCAGGTATAACCTCAGTAAGTTCTAAATCAGAGGGTGCAGTTGGTGCTTTAAGAAGAACGACTGTAAATTTTACTGTTCATAATAAACATGATTTTGACAACATATTTTTACCCTTTTTTCTAAAACCAGGTGCTACTGTATTTGTTGACTTTGGTTGGTCTGATAAAGCTTTGTCATTGTACGATCCAAATAGTATTGTTAAAACTACAAATTTATCCATGAGTAAATTTTATGAAAGAATATACTCTAAAAACAATGATATAAAAAAAGGTCTTATGTCTACACTTAGTGGTCAAGTAACAAAATATGATGTTAATGTTGATGAAAAAGGTTCATTTAATTGTAGTTTAGAATTTGTATCGTCTAATTATTCTTTGTTAGATAAAACGATTAGTGATGATAATAATTTAAAATTTATATTTGATAATTCGATGGAAGAATTATTGATGGGATACTTATTAGCATTTTCTGGCATTCAAGTAGATGTTGATGCTCTTATTGCTGGTAGTAATAGACTTACAGCAAAACAAAGAAAGTCTTTAATAAAAGACTTTTTTGATGATGACGAAAGGAAAAACCAAAACAGAATAGATCAATCATTAGGAATGATTGATTTGGTTTCACGAAAATCAGGAATATATTATCAAAATGTAATACATGGTGATTCGGAAGAGGACAAATTAGGTGACAAAGAAGCTGTTTACATCTCGTATGGTTTATTTGAAGATAAGTTTTTAAATCAGTTCATTTCTTTTTGGCAATATTTTGACGATGAGGGAAATGATACTACAAAAATAGAAGAAAAAACAAACCCGTTTACAAATAGTTTTAGTAGTAAAGACTCTTGGGCTAGATTTGATGCTGATTTATTAAGTTTACAAAAACAAAAATTCTATAGTGATGACGATAGACTTTCCTTTTTATATCCAGAGACTTGGAACGATACATATAACAAATTAAAACCAAGTGATTGGACAACTGTAGATGATGACATAGAAAAAAGAAGAATACCATTAAGAGATTTATTTATATCTGTGCCCACCATATCTGAAGCATTTAAAAAAAGTCAAAATGTAAACGATGCACTTGAATTTATTTTTGACCAAATATATGAAGACTCTGGCAATATCATTAACATCAAAATGATTTCTAATAATGACGCACAAGTATCATTAACTTTTACTGATGTCAATGTTACAGCAGAATTGTTTGATGATGAAGTATTAATGTTTGATACCACATCAGGAAACACAGTAGTTCTTGATTCAGATTTGAAGTTTGAGACTCCAAAAGCTGGATTATCAAGTATGATTGCTATAGGAAACTTATCAGAACCACAATATTTTGATGAATTAGAATTGATGAAATTTAATTTTTTAAATTCTATTATAGTTGATCCTAAAGCAACAAATAAAAAATATCAAATAAAACATTTACCAGACTATGGAGATCCTCCAAAAAGATACAAAGCTTTGACTGTAAATATGAATGATATAATAGCAAAAGAAACTGATGTCAGAGGTTCTTTCATAGGTCCTCCACAAAATTATAACACAAATGATTTAGTTAACGATGATTATCAAAGTTATTTACAACAGAAAAAAGACCTTTTAGATCCTGGTTTTTGGGAAAAAATATTTGGAAAGTCATCTGATGATGAACCTGAAACAGATGATGTGGTAAATGTAGAGGCTGAATTAGAAACAGAGATGCCTGATGGTACACCAATTCTTTACGCTAAAAGTAATAGAGATTTAAAATTATTAGATGCAAAAAGAAATAATTTTATGAGTCCAAAAAATAATACTATTTCACCTGTTTTACCTGTTAATTTAACATTAAAAATATATGGAAACAATTTTTTAGGTATTGGTGATTTTTTCACGATTAATTTTTTACCAAAACATTATCAAGAAAGAGTTTATTTTCAAATAGTGGGGATTGACCATAGCATTGGAACTTCGATGTGGGACACGACTTACACTACTGTAATGAGGTTAAAGCCTAATGAAAAACAAAAAACATTTAGTGATGATAAAAATCAAAATTTACCAGTAGTTAAACTACATCCACTTTATGAAGAAAAAATAGCAGAAGACTTGAGTAAACAAATTGGTAGTGTACAGTATGATAAAAAGGATGTAAAAACTACTAAATTAACTGTAAAAAATGTAAAAAAAGATATAGAGGTTATTAAAACTACTGCTCCTAGTAATGATAGAGCAAATCTATCATATGATGATATACCTAACCTTAGTTGGGCAAGGTCATTTTTTATTTGGGACTCTGAAAATAAAAAAGAAAAACAAAAAAAAGCTGGTATAGGTAAACGGTCTAACAAATTAATAAATGGAGTTCAAATACCAGAGACGATAGATTCTGGAGAATTAGCTTGGTGGATTGCTATGACAAATGCTTTAATAGGTGATGATTTTATAGATTGGTCACTTTTAAAAGCTAAAGGAACACCTTTTTCATTATTCAATACTAATAAACAAGCAAATGTGGTTGGAAAAGCAAAACCAGGAGTTTTTGTATCACAAAGACCATTTGACGATGGTATTATAGATAACTTTGACCAACCAGGAGCATCTTGGGGGCTAGATGATTTTCAAGAGTCATTGTTAGAAAAACTTGGCTCTTTTAAAAATAAACAAAAAGTTTCAGCGTTTTTAGAACAGTATTTATTTTTTAGTAAAGATTTAAATTTACTATATGGAATATATTGGGATGTCTCTACAGAAACTTTTCTCTACAACACAAATGAGCAACTAGAAGGGGTAGGGGTTCATTTTTATGAGATTAGTGTAAATGGTCACTCAGATACTTCTATTTTTCCATCTTTTGTCATACCAAGACAATTGTACAAACCACAAGGTTTAAAAGATTTGGCAAATAAAGTTTGGAATGATTACTGCACGATAAAAGCAGATTTAAAAGTAATTTTTGAATCTGATAAAAGAGAGATGGAATAATACTTGACATTTCACTAAATTATATGTAACTTAACATATGATTAAATTGGTTATCTCTAAACCTAACTGGTCTAAATCTCACCCGTTAAATGACTTAGTTTTAGCTTACGATGCTATAAAACATAAGTTAGTTTATGCTAATCATTATGAGAAGATGACTATTGGTATAGATTATCCAGCAAACGAGGCGATGTTGATTGATAATTGGAAAGCTGGATATTCTTATGATTTTGCTGGTCGTAAACAATGTTGCGCTGATATTCTAAATTATTGGATGACCAACAAACCACTCAACCATATTCAATGGGATAATTTTTACGACCAAGATGATTTCACATATTATTATCCATTAGATAAAATGATAGAACAACTATGTGAAGATGTTCCACATTATAAAGATATGACAGATTTCAATAAGTTAGATAAATTTCACGATGACTTTATAAATGCTTTCGGTGAGTTAGAATCAAATGGTATCGGAGTCAATACAGACTTTACAAAGATATTCGGTGACCATATGTTAAAGTATATCCACAAAAAGAAGATATATCAGAACTATAACTTTTTCACAACCACATCAAGACCATCTAACTCTATTCATAATCTTAACTTTGCTGCTCTTACACAAGAACAAAGAAAGGCATTTTCGCCACTTAATGATGTATTCGTAGAATTTGATTTTGAGTCTTATCACCCAAGGTTGATTGCCAAACTAATTGACTATGACTTTGGGAATAAATCAGTCTATGGTAAGTTAGCAGAAGACTTAGGTGTGACAGAGGGAGAAGCAAAAACACTAACATTCCAAAACCTATATGGTGGTGTCAGAAAAGATATTGCTAAGATGAGTGAGTTCTTCAGAGGTGTAGAGGATTTAGTGAAAGTTTTATATGACGAATATATGACTCGGAATGGAATCTTAACACATATTTATAAACGACCAATGAAAAGAGCTAATTTAGGTGATTTAAATGCTCAAAAGTTATTTAATTATTACATACAGGCGTATGAAACTGAAAGGAATGTTACTATCTTAAATAAACTACACACATATTTATTAGAGAGAAAGACTAACATAGTTCATTACAACTATGATAGTTTTTTATTTGATTATGCTAAAGAAGATGGGAAAGAAACAATACATGACATCCAAAAAATATTACGACAAGATGATTTTATTATACATAGCAAAGTCGGTAACACTTATGGGACATTAAAAAATTATGAGTTTTGATTTAGGAAAACTTTTTTTAGATTGGAGACGAATTGTTCCAAATGGTGTACCAAATCCAAATAATGATTATCATTTAGTTCTACTAAAAGAAATTTGTTTAGCAAGAGGTATTGATAAAAATGTGGTTGATAATGTTATTTTAACATTGGAACAAGACGATAAAGTTAAGTGGAAAGATAAAGACGGTAAAGATAGAGAAACATCTTTAGATACAATCAAACAATATGCCAGTGATATAAAGAAGGGTGACTCAGACAAAAACAAAAAACTTGCTGTAACGGCTGCTGGTTTAGACGACAAAGAAAAAGGTGGTGAAGAAGATAAAAAAGAAAAAGAAAAACAGAGTATAGATTTTTCTACTGATACTTATTCTGATTCTCTGTCAAGTAAGAAAGATGACGACATCGATGATAGTGATACTGAGACACAGTCTCAAATAAATAAAGATGAAAAAATTGATTATTGGTCTGAACTAGAAAAGTTGGGAGATGAAGAAAGGGAAATAAGAAAAGCTGAATATTTAGAACAACAACTTGATTTTATAGCTGTTGAGAGTTCTATTCCAGCAGGTAAAGGTAGATTTAGATTATCCAAAAAGGATGTTGATGATTATAGAAAATATTTAAACGACCTATCTACACCTGAAAAAAGAGACAGGTGGATGGAAAAACAAAGGAAAGAACAAGAGAGAAGGATAAAAGAGTTTGGTGAAATATCAGATGAAGATGTAGATGATTTCATAGAGGTTCTAAGAGATAAATTAGGTGGTAAGGAATTTACTAGAATTAGAAATAGTATAATGAAAAAGGGAGATCCACCAAAAGACTTAGTTAATGACGAAAGGTTTAGAGCAGTTGTAAAAGCTTACATTCAAACTGGTGGCATTAGTCCGATAACTGGTGAAAGAGTTCCTTTTTCTGAAACACAATTAGACCATATTATTTCATTAGGAAATGGTGGTAAAGATGAGCCTTCTAATTGGATGTTTTTAGAGGAAAGGTTTAATCAGTATAAAGGTAAAAAAACTGATGAGGATGTTAGAGCTCTGCTAGAGAGAGATGGATACAAAACTCCGTCTGAGTATGATGCTGAGGTCGAATCTGATGAGTTTGAGAATTCAATAATTGCTGAAAATAGAGCTTTTTGGGAAAATCAATTTAAAAAGTTTGGAAGTGACATTCATTTAACTGAAAATATGCTTGAGTCAATGAGTGCTGACCAAATTAATGATTTAGTTAAAGCACATAATGATGTTTATCCAGATGACCAAATTGCAAGATATCCAAGTAGAAGTCAAAAATTTACTTTAGATAATGGTGAAGAGGTTGATTTGCCATTGAATAGAGATGGTTTTTTAAGACCAATAAAAGATAAACCAGAAACTTGGGGTTTAAAAATAAATTATGAAACTGGTGAAATAGAGAAAACTGATGTTGACACCTATGAAAAAGCTTATGACGATTTTAAAAAGGGTGCGAGAACAGGTGGTGGGGGTAAGAAAAAGAAACCTGATTTTATAAAAGATTTGATTGATAAAGGTTTAGTAGTCACAAAAGAGATAGGTGAGGGCATTAATACTGAGATTGAAGCTTTATCTAAAGATTACGAAAGTGGTCAAGTTAAAAGAAAACAAGATATCAAAAATGCTATCAAAAAAGCTAAAGAGTCGCCAGGTTCAATGAAACAAAAAGAAGATATAGTAAATTCTAAAATGAAACAATGGGATTCTGAAAATCCTGAACCTGAATCAGTTGCTGGATTATCAAAGAAAGCAAAAGAAATGAATGATGAATATTTAAAATGGAAAGAGATGAGGGATATTGCTAGGTTTAACGCTTGGAGAGAATTTGATCCTTATTCAAAATTGGAACAATAAATGAAAACACAATTACTTTGCACATTCACGACTCAACATAATCTTGAACAATCCATTCGTGACATCACGAAGAACTTCAAGGTCGTGTTTGAAAAGATTTATGTATTACAAAATGAGGACAAACCAAAAGAATTAATTTGTACTTATAATGTCAATCAAGAAGATGATATAGATTTTAATGCTGTAAAGAATACAATATCTTTACATCGTAAAAAGATAACCAATACACTATATACGATAAATGCCCTAAACGAACTGATAAAATTAATAAATAACGGAGTGTTAGATACTAATTATCAAGTCGAATGGGATACATATAAGAATATGATTTTGATATCGAATAAAGAAGGTTTACAGAAAATACCGACAAGGATACTTAAAATAATCGAGTTATAATGGCGTCACCAATATATTTTTTCACCAGAAGTGGATGTGTCTGGTGTCAGAAAATGAAGCCATCAATAGATGAAATAAATGAAACTCTGAATGACGAACAAAAGATTCAGATTCATTCTATTGATGAAGAAAAATCTAAAGTAACATATGATAGTATTGTTCGTATGAATAAGTTACAAAGTGTTGTTCCACTTATGTACAATTCAAATATAGGTACGACTCTTTTAGGTTATAAAGATAAAAGAGACATACAGAAGTTCTTACGAGCAGAACCGAGTGAACAAGTAAGACCACTTAAATCTATCCCAAAAATAGACATTCCAAACTCTACAAAAAAAGACTTGGATAATTGGAAAAAAGATGTTATATTATGGTACGAGGAGAATAAAAGTAATCTTCCGTCAAATGTAATACCTAAAGATAGGATGATAGATATGGTTTACAAACAATATATGGCATACAAAACTAAACCTACTACTGTAGAAGATAGGTTGTCTGCCTTAGAAGAGAAAGTTGATAATATTCTTGAAAAATTATCTTGACTCTTTCATCAAAAGTTTGTATATTATATAAATTGGTTATCTACAAATTTTACTTTAGTAATATTTATAGATGTAACAATAATAATAAACATAAACTAGGAGAATAATAATGGACTTAGATGCTATAAAAAGCCGTCTTAATCAGTTACAGAACACACAAACAAATGCGTTTTGGAAACCTCAACCTGGAAAATCTCAAATCAGAATTGTACCTTATAAGCACGACAAGAACAACCCGTTTAGTGAGTTGTTCTTTCATTACAGTTTAGTTCCAAATAAAACTGTATTGTCACCACTTTCATATGGTCGTCCTGATCC